CTTGGATCTTGATATGCCATTCATTATTCCCCCTTAGCTTGGCGTTGAGTCTCTTAGTGTAAGCCTGGATTCTAGTCCATACTCATCATTATCAAGTATCATCTTGGCAAGCTTGCGACCGTCAATGTTTAATACAATTGTTCTTGGTCCGGTTGGTGCTGCAGCCATCTGCCCTGTATCATTCATTTTTTGAAGATTGGATGAGCCAATCGCTTGCACTGCAGACTTCCTCATAACAAATTCGCCGCCCTCGGCCATAATTGGCACGCCGCCGGCAGAATGTGGTTTGCCCATAATATGTCCGCCATCTGCAAAGGTACTAACAGGACGCATAGCAGAAGGCGAGGAGCCAGGAGCTATCGCAAGACTAATTTTTTGTAAACCTGTTGCTAGAGCTAGTGCGATATCTACCAAAGGTCGCATCGATATAGCCAACGACTCTAAGGTAGCTGCCCACTTCTCTTGTACTGACATATTAGCTAGTGCTTTGTCAGAGAGTTCTCCGTAAGATAGGGCGCCGGCGTCGGTGGCCCGCTGCAGTTCATCATAAACATCCAGACTCTGGCCGAATAATTTATTAGCCTCGGCCATGTCTGTGATCCCGGCTGCAGCAGCGATCGCCTTTTGCTGATAACGTCCCAAAGACCCAAAACTTTGACCAGTTGCTTGTACTCCTTGTATCAAAAGGCGTACTCTTTCTTCTTCCGTGGCGTTGACCATTTCCATAGTATCAAAATACGCGCCGCCGAGGACTGCATTCAGTGATCCCACGTGCTCTGCTGCTGATTCAAACGTATCAAACTCACCAACGATGTCAAGCAGATCTGAACTTGCGATACTAAGGGCCTTAGAAGCCGCTGTAACCTCTTTAAACACCTTTGTTGTATCTTTACCCCATGCAGCGAGTCGAGGGCCTAATTGAGCGTATTCTTTGCCCATTTGTTGAGGTGCAATGCCAAGATCTAAAGCCAGGGTGGTAATTTCTCTCTGAGCTTTGCGGGCTTCGGCTGGTAACATGCCAAGAGCGGATATGTTTAAGTCCAGACCAACGGCCATATCTCTGCTGTCTACGCCGAGCTTTGTCATCATTACTGTTAAGTTTGTCAAATCTAATTGACTCTGTTGTGACATCCTCGTAAAACTAGCTATTTCGGCAGTAAGTGTTGCCATATCCTCTGCAACTTCCTGAGTTGTCATTCCAAATGCTCTTGTGCTCAGATAGGAATCTATCATAACACTGTCATATTCTTTACCCAAGCCAGTCATTGTTCTAAACTGTGCAATCGATTGATCTTGAGCTATGGCAAGATTAAAAGTCGCATCGGCGATCTTTGTAACGGCGGTGAAGGCTAGGTTGGCCCCAATATTAACGCCAGCAAATTTTTCTACTACGCCGCCGAGGGCACCAGTCATGCCGCCGGCTTCTCTGGAGGCTGCCATAAACCCTCCGACCAAGCCAGACGATTTCCAGGCATTGCCAATACCCAGCATGTTATTTAAAGTGTGTGCAGCATTGTCTGCAAACTTTTCTGCATCTCCCACAGCTTGAGATTGTAGCGCATTAAACCTTCTTTGCTCTCTAATTTTATCCTTAAGCGAGCTAACAGCATCATCATCTAACTCTGATAATTGTCTAGCAAGAGCAGCTTCAGCCTCTAGTGCCTCTCTGCGGTCTGCTGACAAATCGGATCGCTCGGCTTCTAGTTGCAGCGCATCTGCGGCGGCGGCTAATTGAGATTGACTAAGGCCATCTAGGCGGCCCATCATCTCCACTTGCTTGTCTAAAGACTCTCTTTGAGCATCGATAATCCTTTGCTTTTCCTCAAGCAAGGTTACCTGATTGCCTAGGGAGCGCTCAAGTTCCACATTTTTCTTTATCTTTTCTTCTATACTATCGGCCATTTATAGATTTCCTATTTAAAAGGCCACTTAATGCCTGTTTTTCTTTCAAATTTGTTTACAGCATTATCGAGCTTAGATTTATTTTTAAATGTTCTTGGATCGTCTAAACCATAAAGTGAGTATGCTTCCATAAAAGACTTCTCTTTACCAATCGCCTCCATGAATGCCAAGACCTCTGCTTGGCTTCCTCTGAACGTGACAGGGTAGCTGGTTTTGCGGAACATTGAAGAGAGAATGTTCTTTATGTGAAATCCGAGGCCAGCATAAGAACCCACTCTTTCGTTTAAATGATCTTCTTTGATCGCTGCAAAGTCAATTATGTTCTTTTCCATGAGATATATCTCCAAATACTATATATAGCATAATATAATTAGTATCTTAAATATAAAATAAAAGCCGTAGCAAATGCTACGGCCTAACTTTTTCTTCTAGCTTTTTCAATTTGTTCATTTTCTATCTCAAATTGTTTAGCTAATCGATCGATAAACCACTTTCTGAGCCCTACTGGCAGATTGTATGCTTCAATAAAAGACCAGCCTCCATGATATTTTAACAAGAAAAATTGCTCATAAACATTTTTCATGTATTCTTCACTTAGGCCAAAAAAATTCCGTATTAAACGGCACCTCCAGTCTATCATTATGTCCGCATACAATACATTCAAAATCTTGCTTCATATCAAGATTTGGCATAATTTTTTGATAGGTTGTTCTTAAAAATTTGGAATCAAATGCTGGTAGGTTTTCAATAAATTCATTAACAGGGCCTCTGGTTGTTACTCCATTTACTGAAACTACAAAAGCTTTTAATTGATCCGTCAATACAAGGTCCCCTAAATTACTCTTTGCTCGGCGTTGGCGAAGATCGCTTAATTTCTTTTCATCGTGACCCGTAAGAAGCTTGACTTCAACTACGGCACTAGTTTTTGGCAGCGTTACATTAAATGTACCTGCTTCGGTAATGCTTATATCATCACCCAGTACAGGCTCTTTGATAACTCTTTCATTGAGATCAAAACTGTGCTCAGTTTTAGCTGTACAGACCGGGCACGTAACTTTTGTTACATACTCTGCTCCATACGCTGAAGCTCTGGATGCGATCAGAATGGCATTCTTATCTCCGACTAGCAGATCATCAATATTTATTCTTTTGTCGACAATAATATTCTGCAGCATTCGCTCTAGGGCAATGCCCTTTTTAATTAAAGTTACGGATGTTAAAAGATCTTCTTCTTTCGCTGTCATATATTTTATTTCTATTTCTGATACAGCGTGAAGTGGATGGCCCTCCGGGTAAAACTTACCTCCGGAAGGTAACTCAACAAATTCTGTAGGAACAACAAAGTTGAGTGGACCAGAACTCTCTGGTGTAAATCCAACTGGCGTCGGAGGGGCCTCCGCGCCGGCTGCGGGAGCAGAGAATCGCTCCCGATTATTTCTTGCAGACATTACTACCTCGTTTTATTAACTTGTCTTATCGTCTAGGCTGTTGCTTGCCTTGGGCGGTGGAATCTGTAAATTATTAGCTGCCGTCCAGCCACCACTATTTCTGCCCGACCTTGTCATATAAGCAAAGTCGTAAGCAATAGTCATGCTGATTGTTAGTAGATCGTCACTTTCATAACTTAGATCACCTAAATTGCAGGTTGTTACGAAAGAATTATACAGAGTCCACTCATCGAGCTTGTCATTTTCACTTTCACCAATTTGAGTTATTTTTACCATACCCAGCGCTTCTGTAGCTAACTTCTTTGTTATCGTTTGTGAGCCTTCACCGAACGATGTAGGGAAATTATAACCCGATGATCTAAGAATTGCTAGCATTGAAGCTGTGGTATCTACTGGATCGACTGGATCAACCAAGGTAACATCTACCGGGTTCCAGGTAACTCGGCCAGGATACTTAAATTCATGGTTAATAAACTTGTGTGGTGTCATAGAGGTTTCCCAACTAGGTCGGGTTACCGTCTTAGCAATCCACTGATTTCCGATATTTGGAAGGGTTAGAATCCATCTAAAAGATCTTTTTGGTTCTACTCCTGTTTCATTCCAAAATGCCATTATGTTTATCTCCCATTATAAATAGTGTTTTTATTTATTTTTTATTTCTTAATCATCAAAAGCTGCACCAGAGTTCATAATTGTGAAATCAATTGCAATGTATTCAATTGCTCTGGCGGGCTTCAATAGCACCTTCGCGTACATGACATTTCTGTCTCTGAGGTCTGGTGTGGTTGTGGATTCATCAAGAATAAGTTTATAGTCCTCTAGGCCCAAACGTGTCTTGACTGACTCTAATAGAGGCACAGCTTGAGATGTGAATCTTGCCCAAGTTGTAGGAACGTTCTGGTCAAACAGGATTCTGTTTGCAATTCTAGAAATTTCCTTCTTAAGGAAGATCATTAGTCTCCTAACATTAATTCTATCTAGAGCAGACCTACCAATTTGCAAGGTCTTCTGGCCGAAGACTACAATACCTTCGGAAGCAAAACTTGCAATCGGGTTTACGCGGTTTTCGTAAAGGTCGTCTCTTTGTTCTGCGGTTACTTTGTCTCTTACAGATACAACTTTGAGACCAGCGGAACCCTCTGATAAGCCACCACGGTTAAAGCCGGCTGGGGCAAACCATAGCTCAGACTTGGTAGCAGAGCTACCCAGCGTTCCTAGTGCTGCAACGGATGGGGGTACCCAGAGAAGCTGCGCTGTCGAAGAATCCCTAACTTGTACCCAGGGATAATAAGCGCAGCCGTAGCTTGAGTTCAAATCGCGCGCCTTAATGTTGCTGATAACACTTGATACTGATCCATTCTTCGGATATCCGCTTGAGGGGTCAGAATTTGGGGCACCTTCGGCGATTGGCTGATATCCACCCTTAAGATCGATAATAGCAAGGGCGTCACCGCGTTCTTCGCAAAGGTCAACTAGATCCTTTGTAAGTGTTTCGTTAGTGATGCCGGGCATTACAGCCAAATTGAAGTCTAGCTGATCTGCTTCCGAGATAACCTCCATTGCTCTCTTTAGCGATGCAAATGCATAGTTTGTATTAGCAGTGCTGCCATAGCCAGAGTCCGTGCCATCTAGAATTGTGTTTCTGAACGGTTCGGCTTCTGTAACATCAAGGCCGTCACTACCACCATGTAATACTGTGGTGAATTTATTGAGGCCCTTATCAAGGATAGAAGTGTAGCCGCCGCTAATGGCCGTGATGGAGAGACCCGAAGCGCAGGAGCCAGATTCATAAAATCCATGCTTTCCGCTAGGGTCGGTGTCGGTGTCATCGTCATGTCGAATATCATCCAAAGTAAACTGGAATTGATGATCCGTGTATGTGCCGGCGGTAAAAGAGCTTACGTCTGTTGGCAAGGCGCGGACCAAATCTACGTTGGTCTTATCAAAACGGCTTGTGCTGTTTTTTCTTCTCAAGTCTACACCAAAATACGCTCTCTTTTCATTTGCAAAGCCTTCAGGGCTTAGCGAGCTTGAACGAAGAGTCATGCTTGGGAATTCAAACATTAAGTCAACAATGTCTGCTGCAGCTTCGAGGGATGCCGATACAAAAGCCGGGTCGTTCTCGGCGTTATGAGCGGCAATATTATCCAAGGTAATGTAAGACGCCGAAAGGTCTGCTCCTGTAACGTTATCGTCGTCAGTGTTGGTAGTAGTGCCGTTAATTTGCCAAGACTTGAACTTGAGGGGGCCGCGTACGCCGAAAGGCAAAGCCCTCTCGTCAACTAGGCCGCTCTTTACATTCTCATGCATTTCAAGGCGAATGTACTTAGAGTTGTTTGGGTAGTCATTGTACTCTTTGTATCTGCGCTCTGTTGAATCATAGGTGATGTACCTGTCTCCAATGATTGCTGCGGCATAATTTGGCGAGTTAGGATTGAGGGTAAGTCTCTCAAAGGACTCTAATACAACCTTTTTATGGTCCAAGTCATCAATCTTTCTAACTTCCAGAGTGAAAGTACCATAAGGATCGACATTTTCATCTGGAGATTGCTTGATATCGGTAATAGATACTTTGAGGTTTCTTTGGTTCCACTCTCCGTTATTATCCAGAGACACTACCTTAAACAAATCATCCATCGCTCCGTGTGTATATCCGGAGCCGGATCCGAAGCTTAAGTTCTGCGAAAAGAAGTATCCTGTTTCAGATGGTCTCGCAGCAATATTTAGGCGGTCGCCATACATAAGACTGTTGCTGCCGGCTGTATTTCCCAAACCTACAACAACTCCAACCTGAACATCTCCTGTGCATTTTTCGTTTACTGCCCTTTCAAACGTTTCGCCAAGCCAGTATGACTTAGTTTTTCCGCTGGCATTAGTAGCAGTATTGGTTAGTGCTGGATTTGTATTAAACACTTTTCTAATAAACTTATCCGAGCTTGGATTAAAATTGAATGTATGAGTGGTTGAATCTTCGCCATGCGGTGTAATCACCACCTTAAATTCATGTTGGGCCGAGCCTAATAGCAAAGTAGCGTTTGATGAGGTGGCTGTCTGGTGTGCGTCTTCAATGTGGTTACCCGACAGTGCGATCTCACCATTTTCTAAATACCATACTGCAGCAAGAGTTCCAGTGACGCCAGTAGCTAAGCCTGACGAGCCGGAATCGGCCATAAACAATCCATAGGCGCCGCCGTTGACTGACGTATGGGTTCCCAATACGGGTACTCTCCAATTTGCGCCACCTTTTGCTTGAGTCGACTTATCAGCGTTCGGGTCCTCGACGCCAAGAACGCGGACGACTGTTATAGGGCCATTGTTTCTCAAATATGCTTGCGCGGCGTAGCCGGCATATGTGGGTGCCATATGGTTGCCGTCTCTCCAAACGTCGCCGCCGGCGCCTCCGGGGACAGGCTTACCAAAAATTTCTGTTAGTTGGTCAAAAGATTCAACTCTGGTTGGCCTAAAAGCTGGTCCTTGTGTAAATCTACCAACTACTACCGGCCCAATACCTACTGCATCAGCGGGCAATTGTGATTCATCAACTTCTTTAACAAAGACACCCGGAGATACGAATTTATATTTATCAACACCCATTATCGTTTTACTCCTATAAAAGCGTTACATTACGCTAAAATACATTTCTTTAATAAATAGTAGTGGAATTAGGCAAAATCCCTTTATGGTTTATAAAAACCATCCTCGGTCAATTCGGGTGAATCTCCGACTATAACCCTCTCTCTGCCCATTTTTACTTCTACTGCATTTTCTCTTTTTACAATTTTAGGTTGAGCATCATTTTTATCTGCTCCAATTGTATAACCAAGAACTCTTATAGAAATATTAGTTTGATAGCTTCGAAGCTCATCTTGAAGATTTGAGACATTGTTCTCTATACTATATACTGGATCTACAAATGCTTCAAAAGTGTGGCCATCCTTCTTTAAAAGAAAGTAATTATCAGCACCGGGCTGATTAATAAATGGCAAAAGTATTTCATTCATCTGCTGCTGATACTCACTCTGAATCATGATATTGTAAGAAATTTCAAGATACATTGGTACAGGCACAGTTATTGTTTCATATACTACTTTTTTATTTTTTCGTTTTCTATTTCTATCTTGAGTTGTTGTAAAGCCTCTTTTTCTAAATGCATCTGCTGTAGCAAAATTAGAGGTTTTTTCTTGATTAATTCTTCTTGCAATTGTTACGGCGCCGCCTTTTTCGTCTTTTATATTTTGAATTAAAGAAAAAATAGAAGATCTTTTTGATGGATTTTTTTCTACTTCGCCTCGCTCTAAAGTGATTGCTGGTAAAATAACAACGCCGTTATCATCGTATAATAATCTTTTCTTCCTGTAGCTTGAGCGCTCTCCAGAAACCCAAAGCACTGGAACTTTTTTCCAGCCTTTATTTGTTGTTGAGAAAATATTTAAATTCTCATCTACCCATTCAAACAAAGATCGATCAATAGTTTCAAGTGTAGAGGGCATAAAAATTTCTTCTTGAACATTTTCAGGATTATCGACTTTGGTAAAATTATATTTCTTGTCTCTGTAATTAGCTGGCATCGAACAGGCCCTCTCTTGTTCTTAGGCATCTAGCAGAAATTTCTATTCTGTGGTCAACTTGGCCAAATAATTGCTTTGTCTCATCTAGTGAAACAATTTCATAATGAAAATCTCCGTACAAAACAAAGTCGCCTTCTCTAACAAAGAGATCTTGATCTTCGGTTAGTCTTCTTTTATGAAAATGAACCGTTATTTCAGATGTCTTATCGATACCGTATCTATTTGTCTGTGTTTTAAAGCCACCCCACTCCACCAAAGCGTATACTCTGACTGGTGGTAAAAATGTTTTTTCAATTGCTTCATTATAGAGAGAGTGAAAGTTTGTATTTTTAACATCAATCGGATAATAAACAACCTGTTGACCGATAACTCTCTCAATAAGCTCATCATTGACTTGTTTATCTAAGTCTCTTTCTTTTTGACCAGCAAATAGAGGTGGCGGTGGTGCTGCTGGTTGAGACCACTTTTTATCTTTCGACATTTTCTATCCCCCTATCCAACAAATATACCAGCGGGAACGTTTTTTGTCGTCTCAGTTACAGCATTAGCAATATCTGATTCCATAGCAGCTAGCTTGCTGTAGGTTAACTCATCAAGAACTGTCTTCAACTCTTCTCTTAGTTTCTCTTGCTCTTCTTTTGCTTGAGATAATAGATCAGTAGCGTTAAGAGAAACATTATCGCCTGGAATTGGAATAGAGTTCCCAAACTTTCCTCTCACTTGCCCTAACATCTCTTTGGCTAAAGCAAGAGCAAATCTTCTAATCCATTGTTTGCCGATACTATTAATATTTTCAAAAGGAATATTTCCAAATGGAATAGTGTTTAGATTGTTGACGCCGTCGACGCCCACAGTTCTATCTGACTCTTCGTCCCAGGGATCTTCCTGAATTGTGAAGTTCACCCAAAACTTTTTTGGGGAGCCAGAAGTATGTTGAGGAAAGATTCTTAATCTATTATTCTTAATCTCAAAAGAATAATGCGAGTTTCTTGTATAAATTGCATCTTCATAAGCCATTGCTTGAGCTTTGTTCTGCCATGGCGGAATTACTTCGAACGTAGAATCATCAGCATACATACCATAGGTCGACAAGTTGCCTACTGTATTAATACCGCCATAATAGCCATAGAATCTCCACATAGCATGTGGTGTCTTATAAAAGACTTTTTTAATCGTAACTTTCTTATTATTGAAGTTAATGCTTGAAAAATCTGCGCTTGAAGTTATTAAAGACTGAAGGTCATAATCTTGATCATTGTCAGTAGTGTTTGTATCAAACGACGCTGAGTATATTCTCGTATTGCCTCCAATATCTAGTTCTTGGGAAGTTCTCTCACCTACTCTTTTCGTAAAAGCATAATCAAACTTGGGGTACTTAAGTCCAACATGTGTACCATCTAGGCTAGACGATAAATCACCGGACTTTAATTCACCATGGTGATCAAATGTGCCGGTCGTAGCACCTAGAGTGCTGTTTAAAATGTTTTTACCTTGATGTATATTAACAATATAAGAATACTCTAATACAGAAGCCTCGTAAGCTGTGTATACGTTCCCCGCTGTTAATTCAATATCTAGAACATCGCCGCCAAGCATCTTATACGTAAAAGATATTTGATCCATAGCCCCGGACACAAAATTAACATCATAAAAATCGCCGTCGGGATCAGCATAAATGCCGAAAGCATAGTTTGTTGTATCTTGAGCTTCTGAAAAAGTACCGGTGGATGGCAGAATTACTGCGCTTATTTCACTTGATGGTGTTAAGGTGGGTAGTGCCATTCATTTGGTCTCCTCTTTCAATAATTAGTTATTAAAAAGAGAAAACCCCTCGCCATTGCTGACGAAGGGTCTTCTTTTTTCGCTAATTGTTATTTATTAACCAGTTAGGTTAGAACAAACTACAACACCGTACATATCGGGTCGTACCATCTTCTTAGCGTAGCGGGTCATAACACCCTTACGTGGTACGAAGTCTTCCGTACCGAAAATGGTAGGAGTGACCTGTAGTGGCACGTAAGGAGCGTACACGTAGCCGCTCTCTAGGAAGCTGTTACCCTTACGTCCTACGAGAACTGTTGATCTCGGGAAGTAGGGGTCAACATAGACATCCCATTTCTTGCTAAGATTACCGACCTTTACAGTTCCGACGGTGCCGCGATCAGCGTCAGCAGTGACATTGGCGCGGAAGCCGGCAGTGAACTCAAGGATGTTGGCAACTTCGGGGCCGCAGACAACAAAGTTGGCTCCGCCGCGAAGAGTCTTACGGTGAATCTGTGCAGATACATCGTTGATGGTCTCAACAAGGGTCTCGTACCACTCGGATACGTTACCAGTGAAGGCACCTTCCGTTTGTACTGCGTTTGTCCTGTTGAGGAAGTTACCCGGTGTGCGGGACCAGTAGTAAGTACCAGCCTTTGCACCCTTAACGAGGTCTTCAAGGATCTCACGATCAATCTCAAGAGCAATTTGCTCGGAGAGAATGCTTGTAAGCTCTACCTCTGCATCCAAGTTGTGGTATGCGTTGAGGTCTTGACCAAGCTCTGGGGACCACTTAGCCTTGAGCTTCTTGGTGTTAGCTGTCACGGAGACAGAGTCCACCTTGATATCAATCTCTGGGATTGTCTCCTCGTTCTCAAGACCCCACGGTGTAGCTGCAACAACAGCACCTACGGCATTACCCGCGCCGGCAGCCGCAGTTCCAGCGAAGTTATCAGTTCTCTGATATACACAAGTAGTACTTGTTCCACCCTGGTTTAGATCGTGCTGCGCGTTACGGTTAGCCACAGATGCGCTATCAGACGCGAAAACGAAATAAGCTGTTGTACCACCGGATAGCTGAGTCAAGCGACGAACTGGCGTGAACTCTACATTATCAGTTGCGTTAACAAGAGATGCGGAGATCGAAATCAGATTATCACCGGAAAGACCGGTCAAGCCACTAACGTCGCCTGTGTAGATAATTACGTGGGTTGAGCCAGAAGTTAAATCGGGGTCAAACTTGCAAATACGATCGATCTCTGCGCGGGTAAGAACTCCCTCTGAACCGGCAGAGCCAGTGCCGCCGAATATGTCCTGCTCGATTGCTGTAAGTGTAATAGCAGTAGAGCCGGTGTGGGAAGCGTAGCCGTTGTTCAATGCATATAGACCCTCTTCTGCACTGGCGTCAAGATCGACACCACCAGTCAACTGCTGACCTACAACATTACCACCGTAAAGTGATTCGGCTGCGGTTGCGCCGGCACTAGTTTTAGTGCTGGTGAACTGGAAGTCCAGGAAGAAGATAAGACCAGAGGGAAGGCTCATGGGTTGAACCGACACTAGGTCGTTTGCAATAAGTCCGCCGAATACACGACGTACAATTGGGAAGGCGACAGAAGCGAAGCCTTCGACATCACCAGCACTCATGGTACTGGCCTCTTTTAGTAGTTGGGAAGCCTGATTTTCAAGCAATCGAGCCATCCCGTTTTTAGCACTATCGTCGTTTAGACCCTCTAGAAGTCCGGTGCGCTCCCACTTCTCTAGTAGAGCGCTGCCTTCGTTCTGTAGGCTTCTTTCGACAATGCCTTCTGTTAATTTGTCAAGCACAGACATTGTAATATCCTCCATTAAATTTTGTTATTAAGTCCTGCTAAAGTTTTCCAACGACCTAACGTTGAATCCTTTTTATCCTGTACTTTCTCATTGCGAGTAAGTATCATTGTTGAGGAAACTTTATTAACTGCTTCGCTCAGCGATTCGACCGACTTCTTATTATCTCTAGAAGTACGCACTGTGCTTTGAAGAGTATCATATATAATTTTTGCTTCTTCAACGGTTTCGGCTGTTGATAACGCTTCGGCAATTTTCTCTTTTTGCCGCTCATTCAGGGAGGGATCCATCAATGCCTTGTTTTTAAATAATAATTTTGCATTCACAAGATTGGTTTCATTAAGTTTATTCTTAAGAAATTCTACCGCTTCTTGTAGATCTACAATGTTTTTATTTGAATTATTTAAATCTTTTTGTAAATTTTGTAAATTGTTCTTTGACTCTTCGAGTTCTTCAAGAGTTTTATTTAACTCTTCAAGCTCTTCTTTTACTTCACTGTCTTGAGCCAAAGCTAGTAATTGATCTTCTATTTCTTCAAGATGAGAGTTGGGTATACCATTATTGCCCCATCCGGATGGTGTGGGATTAATATCAACAGTTAATTCTTCAACTAACTCTTCCAACTCTTCTAAATTGAAATCGACGTCTTCCGCGATTGGTACCTCCGGCGCTGTGGCCAGGACCTCGTCGGCTGCAGCTTCATGTGTTTGTGTAGCTGTTTCAGGCATTTGTTTTTCTAATTCTGTAAAATCGATAGTAATTTCTTCTGGCTGGCCGTCATTGTCCATGTCCGGGCAGCCGCAAAGATCTTCGCCATCGGTAGCAGCAAGAGGCATTTCTTGCACTATCTCTGGGATTGTTTCCGTGGTCATAGAATCGAGTTCCATACCCAGGCCAGATCCTAAAACATCGTCTTGTTCAAGCAATTGGTCGACCGCTTCTTTTATTTCTTTTGAATATTTCTCAACAACTGCTTCTTCCGCATTTTTAAGGGCCACCTCTTTTAGAGCGGCTGCATCAATAACGGCTTGTTCTAACATATCTGACATCTAAAATCTCCTGAGATAGGTATAACCCATTAATAAGTAGTCGTATTTTTATCAAAATTCCATTTTTTGCTATATTAGCTATCTGCGAAAGGAGTGCCCTGTGTACCGGAAACATAAATCGCCTTCCCGTTTGTGACAACCCAAGTGTCTGCGGCAACTGCAGTAACAGTCACTTCTGAATATATACCGCCCGTTGTCGTACCATTAAATATGATAGCGCTCGTGCTTCCTCCGGAGTTAAACGGAGTAGCTGTAACCGTAGCGCCCATTCCAGCAGATTTATAGCTATGAATCTGGCCAAAAATTACTTCATTGGAAGTGTCGGCACAGACAATCTTGTGTGAGTTGCTTGTTGCGCTAACTTTCACAAGGAATGTAAAGGTGCAGCCGACATTAGCAGCAGTACCAGCGTCTGGCAGCGTAGCTACGGCTCCATCAGCATCGTTAAATACGATTATTGCTCCAGAGTCGCCGGCATATAGCTGTGTATCTGCAGTCATGACGATGTATGGTCTCAAAGCTGAGAAGGCTTTAGTGACGTTTGTTGTAGAACCAGCGGCAGTACCTACCGCTCTTGCAACCGTTGTGCCCTCTGCTTGAATAATAGTATCGCCATCGACAGTTAAAGTTAAGTCGGCGGCGTGAGAATCATCGTCAATGGTCGTAATCGTGGTTGCGCCATGAGTGGTAGTAGCAATTGTGCATTTGTCGCCTGTATCAGCAGAGCTTAATAGCGTCAAATCCGTTCCGCCGTCAGCGCAGTTGACAATTACTCCGTTATTCGTGTCGGCACCGGTGGCGGTAATTTCCATACCAGTGGCTGTACTGGCGCCATTAGTGCCGCCGGTGACGGTCATCGTAATGCCTTTCACAGTTGGCGTCCCGGCGTCGGCGGCGTGAGTCAGTGTTGGCGTTAGGTTCATGCCGACCATCGTGTTGACACCGTTGGTCGCGGTGCCATTATCTATATCCATGAACACGCCATACATTGTATTGTTACCAGTCGAAGCACCTGTCTTGTCATAATCGATTGAGAGAGCAGTAACAGTAGTATCGCTGGTATCGGTAACATTACAGTCAACCAAGACTCCCGGGTGGTCATTAATAGGGTTGAACTCGACCGTGCCGCCAGAGATATCAAGTTTGTTTGAACTGTGAGTGATCGTCATATCCCCATTATTAAAATCAACAACACCTCCTGAAGCCAAGAAAAGGTCAGACCACCCTAGTGATGTGGTTCCCAGAGCAGTTCCATCATTGGACCCGGGGGACAAGCTGTTCTCTGCTAATTCAACTTCCTTAGAATTATTTGCATAAAAATTGATTTTATTTGCATCCTCAAAATCAATCTTAGTTTGATCGTCTTCTCCAATTTTAACATCAGTGGCCAGAATAGAGCCAACAGATAAATTGCCGGCAGAATCCAAGGTCATATGTTCTGTCAAGGTACCATTCAGTGACGTAGAAAAGACCATATTTGAGTCTTGTGTGCTAGCAGTCGCCGTAAAGGCTTCATTTTTCTTAACCGCAATTTTACCAGAATCAACAGCAGTGCCGCCAGTATCTTCTAAATCAAACTGCATCGCGACAATACCGGCAGTACTATTCGCATCGCTTTGATTAATAAGTTTTAGAGCGACGAACTCTCCGTCGGTATCTTTAGTGATTGTCTGCAGCGCTGTAAAGCTATTAGCCGCAGAAGTAGTAACTGCTCCAATGTCTGAAGCTACATCTGTGCCTGCTCGATAATCTACATTTCCGCTAGAATCTAGAACCAGGAACTTATCCGTATCTTCGCCTGCTGCAGCAACAGTTGTAAGAAGAAGTGAGCCTGCGACTGTCGTTACAGAGTTAGATCCGTTACCAATCGTAGCATCTACTTCGCCATCTGCATTGCCATCAACCAAAATTAGGCCGGCTTCTAGGCCGGCGTCATGGGAAGCAACGGATAAGGTAAGTCGTCCGCCCTCTGCTCCAGAACTAGCGTCTTCTACTTCGCCAGTAATACGAGCATATTCTGTAGCGGTCGGCGTTCCGTCATCCATGCCGTAGAATTCAATAATACCACACACATCACTATCGGTACCATCATTTCCAGCATGTGTATTGTTTAGCCGAAGAATACCGCCGGCTGTATCGTCAGCAACGTTCTTAAGCTCAACCCGGGTGCCGTCATATAAAAGATTAGCTTCTGCGGCGAAAGTGTTGTCGCTGGTTACCCAAGTTATGATAGCATTGTCTGTATCGCCGGCGACAGATCTTGCAGAGCCTCCGCCTCCGCCGGCTAGGCTGGTGCCGTCTGTAATTTGGATATCATTGCCGGCATCTGTGGTAAAGTAAAGCTGATTTGGAGTGGCTGTCTTCACCCAAACTTGACCATAGGCAGCATTATCGCTATCCGCGCCGGACTGCTCTTTTAATGTTAGCGCACCTTCAACAGTTAACTTTGTTTTAGGGCTTGTGGTACCTATACCAACTTTATTGTTATCTGCATCAACGGATATTGTTCCGTCATCTACGTCCAAATCTGGAGTGCTTGTATTACTTGGTGAAAACTTTCCCATTATATTTATACCTTATGTTGTTTAAGCCGAGTCTATAACATCTGTTAAGCCGGATCCGGTTAGTTCAAACATATATTTAGTTGGTATATCTGTTAATTCTGCGAAAACTTCATAAGCGCCATTATTACCCTGTGATGTAACATATATCTCTTTGCACCTAACATTCATAGTAATAGAATCTTTGTTATCGCCTAATGTAATATAATGAAAGCCTGCAGTAACATTCGAATTAGCCACCGCGTCGTTGAAATGTACGCGCAAATCGACATTTGTTCTATTGATTACAGTAACAGATCTAGCAACAAACGGAAACTCAATCTTTTCTTGAGCCCCGTTTTCAATTGTTGCAGAACCAGTGCAATAGGGTCTGCCCGCGACCTGATAAGAACCGACATGACCTAAACCGGGTGAAAATCGGTATCTATCTGGCCCTTGTTCTTCGTATGCTGGATTACTCATTTTCTCTCACACTCCTTATGAATATTTTATTTCCATTTTGCGGCGGCGGTCAGCTTCTGCTTTGCGCGCGTTTCTCATTTTTTTTATTTTTGCCCTTCTTCTTTTAGAAGAGGGCTTCTCGTAATATGCCCTTTCTCGGGCTTCCTCTAATATTTTTTCTTTTTTAACTTTTTTAATGAACTTTTTAATTAGTCTAGTTGAATTTCCGCGTACTTCTTTTAAAGAAACTGCGACATGTACTGGTCTAGCCATTTTATTTCCTTATATTAATTGTTTCCACTTGCCGCCGGAAAGACCAACAATGCCATCAATATTGACGCCAGAGTCGCCGGGTCGGACGCCTGCTAAGGGATTTCCGGCAGAAGGTTCGCTAGGTATAGCTTCCGTGCCTTGAAAAACATCAACATTGGTCATGCTGGCTTCATTCAATCTTTTTATTCTCTCTTGCCTCTCTAGTTCGTACTTTTCCTCTAACTCTCTCTGCTTTTCTTCGCCTTCATCTTTAGAGCGTATAGTAATGCCCTCTGTAACAACTCTTTGCGTCTCTAAGCCAGAAACAACTTCAGAAATTATTCCAGAAAGTACACCCTCTTCAAAAATGCATTCTTTAATACATTCTTTGATTAGGGGCTTTAAGACTTGTTTTAATTCTTCTTTTTTCATTTTAATCTCGTAAGATGTCGTCGAAGGCATCATTAATACGATCAGACTTTGTTGAAGGCTGTATATTCTCCGATAAGCCGACCGAAACTCTGCCTCTACTATTTCCCTCCGGACTTAAGAAGGCGCCTGGAGTGGATGGCTCGGAGACGATGTCGAAACAAATTAATTGGAAATCATCCTCTACCATTGTTACTCCGTTGGCTTCTCTAACAGACCCAAGTCCCCTAGACGAAATGCCTAGTTTCACTCCGGAATTTATTAACGCCTTTAAAACATTGCCCGATGGAGTATCCAATACTTCAATCTTACCCATGACGCTATCGCCATCCCACCACATCTTGCTTACCAAGTGTGAGGCATTTTTCAGGTTAATTACAGAATCATCGGGATGATCTAGCTCTCCTAAAGAGCGGCGTTCGCGGACAGCTTTTTGGTAATTCTCGACTTCTCTTTGCAAAGTTTCTTTGCGATATATTCTACCATTACCATTTTTTGTGCCGGCCTTTTGGCAAACTCCAACAAGATATACAGAGCCGCCATCAACGCGCCTCTTTTCATCTTCAGTTAAGACAGTTAAATCACATATACCATCAGGACAAAGTTGGAAATATTCTTGTAAAAGTTCTTGGGCCATTTATCCAGATCCTAGCTTAAAGAAGCTTTAAGAGCGTTTAATTGCTCTTCTAGTTGGGCAATCGCGGTGGCTACAGTATCTGCGCCTTCTTCCACTGTCTCCTCTTCATTAACAGTTTCTTCCTCATTTACAGTATCGTCTTCTGTGACGGTGTCTGTGTCTGTGGTTTCTTCTACTGTTTCTTCTGTTGTCTCGGTGACAGTTAAGTTTGTAATCTCTTCTTTGATGATCTCCATCAATCTCTCTTTTGTAATCTTCATTTTAAAAACCTCATTTATTGTTAAAAATTAAAAAATATTAAGCAGGCGCCACCTGCTTGAACTAGCTACCCTTGCAGCAACGTCTTACCTCTGGTGTGTTCCGGCGTCTCATTGTTGGTCCTCTCTATTTTTATTCCACAATCCCCAAAAACCATATTTAAAATATATGAGGTTCCGGAGCTTAAGCATCCCAAAAGAAATGCATTTAAATAATTATATTCAAAATTAAATAGTTCCGTTAAGCTATTAATTCCAAAAAGAAAAACGCCGACCCAGAAGCCCATACACATAGAACATTTGGATAGATCGCCAAGGACGCCTTGTTTTGGCCTTATAGAATCAAATATTTTTCCATAAACCAATATCTGAGTCATGCCATAGGCACAAAGAATAAAATATACTAAATCCACCCGTACCTCTTAGATTCTATATACTGCTGCTATACCATAAGGACGGACGCCGGGTCGCAAAGAACCCTTGCTTGTAGCATGCCGTTCTGGATCAAAGTCTGTCGAATCTTCTGGTCCGGGCTCTGTAAGCCTCTTCTCTTCAGCATCCTCGTAGGCAGTCTCATATTCAAAGTAGGGTCGTTCCTCTTCAATAAACTTGCCAACACTAAAAAGTGCAACTTGAAATGGATTATAATCCTTGCTTTCTGCAATTTTTGCTTCCATAGATGAATAAACAGTTCCACCCTGAACTGATTCTAACTCAATAACTCCCTTTCTTCTTAAGAAATGGAATAGGCGCTCTTGGGCTTCATATACTTCATCATTCATTCTATCTTTTGCAAAAGCTAATATTTTTTTCTTAGCTGGCATTAATACAATATCGATTTCCTTATGATCAAAAATCATAACGTTGCCGTCTAAAGTTCTACGAGCTTTTAATTCCATAGAAAGTTGTGGTTCTGCCTTGGTAGGCTCACTCACTTTGATTTTAATTTCTTTTGGAGCATCGGTTGGCTCGTTTACTTTAATATTAATTGCCATTATTCAACAATCTCATTTGCCAAATCTTGTATTTTCAAGATAGATTTTATTAATTTTGTATTAATTTCTTGATTTCTAAAATCATCAATTACATTTAATGTTCGATTTGCTTTCTCAACTAAGATGGTATCCTCTTTTTTTACATTCGTTGAAAAATTCTCTACAACTTCACGTAAACGACATATCTCTTCATTTAAGAATATCTTAAGCTCAAGGCCGTTATCTGAGAAGGAGGTGATAAACTTATTAAGCAAATCTCTCTGTTCTGTTCTTAGTTTGCCGGAATACTCATCGTTAAAGCGCTTAATAAACGAATTGAAAACTAATTTATCCCCGGGAACCTTATTTTCAATTTTACTATTCTTGCTCGATAAGTGATTAATAATGCTCTCTTCTAGGAGTACTTTCTTTTTTGGGGAAAGATCGGAAGAATTAAATAATTGATAAATGGTCGCCAAGCTCTTGTATTGTGGCACAAAATTATTAAAGACATCTTTGCCTAGAGACTTATTAATCTTTTTAATTACTGTGCTCTGCTCGTCAAACACTTGTTGTTTATTTAGAGAATTGTATTTGACCTTGGATTCATAAAGAATTTTTTCTGCCATGTGAGGCGGCATACTATCGATATCAGTCAAAGACCTGTAAAGCTCAAGTTCTTGGCCTAAAACAGAGTTTTTATTAAAGCTCTCCTTAATAAGGGAGGCAATCATTTCTTTTTTTTGTAAATCTTTATCCATGACAGCCTTAACCATTTCTTTGATTAGGGCCTCAAAAATAAATGCGGTATTCCTCTTTTTATTATGTTTGAACTTCATTGGTCGCGATTCTCCATCTCCATAATTAGTTTCTTCAAATCGCTATTGACTTGAAAAATCTTTGCTTCTTCGTCGCTAGAAACACTATCAAGGCCCTCTTTTGTCACGACACCTTTTGACAAGCTTGTCATTTGTGCCATATAGGGAAATAAATTTTTTCTAGAGGCATTAGCCGCCCTTCTGTTTATATTATAATGTTGTTTTCTGGCGCCCATATCTCTTTTGTCGTCTCTTGTCGGTATATACCACTTACTTTTTGACTTGCTAGTCGTAGTCTCGCCTTCGGAATTCATATATTTGACAGAAGTGTCATCATCTCTTTTACCGGGTGGTTCTGCCAATAAGACACCTTCATCCTCCGCAGCTTCAGGCGAGGGTTCTTCTTCAGGTGTGAGCGCTTCCGGTTCTTCTTCAGGTGTGATCTCTTCTGCTCCAAAATCTTCAAAAGCTGTGCCCAAACCTCCGGGAGTTGCAGCGGCTTCCTCTACACCGACGGCGGCCTCTAGATTTGCATCAAATTTTCTATCGTAAAATACCTGTCTTTGATTTTTCAAGAACTCTTCTTCTGTCATGCCAAAGACATTATTCGCAACCCACTGGCGACTAAAGAAGCCTTCTGTGGCCCCATTGGCAACATCAAACTTGGTTCTCCAGTGCTCCAACTCTTGCAACTCTGCAATCTTAGAGGGATTATTCAATGATAGACTGAAAGATTTCAGGTCCTCCCCCCTATAACCTAAAGTAAAGAGGTGAATAACTGCGACCTTTTCTAGCTCAGAAACTACTGATCTCTGTAATCTCTGTACAGTTCTAGCAAAACGGATATCTTTTTGAGCTAGCGTAGTTTGACTTTCGGTCGCCGCCTCTTCCGCATTTGACAGATAGGCTGCTGGTACCTTCAAGGCGCTGAATAGTTTATCTCTAAGATACTTAATATCATCAATATCGCCTGTATA